GCGCAATTCGTCGAGGTTGGCGACAAGTGCGCCAAACGTTTCGGCTCCAAGGGTGTTCCAGTGTCCGAGCGGAAGAATGATGGCATCGAAGCCACGGTTGAGCAGATAGCGGAAGCGTTCGGGCGCAACTTCGATGTGTCTTCCGCTGAAGTGCCAGTGTCCACCCCAGACTTCCACAATGACGGAATCAATTCTGAAATCGCAAGCGTAATGACCAATGACGGCTTGGGTTTCGTAAGCTATTCCCCGAAGGTCGAACATGGCGGCAAGCGTGGTTTCATACTTGGAGACGGCCAAGTTTCCGTTTTTCACGCGGGAGACAATGGTTTTACGGATTGCGCTTTGCGTTCGCTTGGAACCCCGCACGGCGGCATGCGCTTTTTCGGCGAGCTTCAACCGCTCGGCTTTGCTGGTGCGGTCCATCCGGGCCTGCTGTTGCTCGGAGCGGTTTCGGAGGTGGCACCCTGCTTCCGCAAGGATGCGCTTGATGGGGGATGGGGAGACGCGGAGTTTGTCGGCAATACCGCGAATGCCGATGCCCTTGGCGTAGAGTTTGACGATGTGGTCAGTGTCGAGCGAGGTGTTTTTGATGGCCATGTGTTCAACTTAGAGACGCATGATGGACTTGTCAACTGCAATGGAGTAATTACTCATAATTGCCGCTCCTCCACAGTTTCTGTGCTGGACAAAGAGTTTGACTGGCTGGACGAGGATGCGACAAGGGCATCAAAGGACGGCCCTGTGGATATGGGCGAGACCTATTACGGCTGGTTGGGGAAACAGCCCGCCGGATTCCAGAAAGAGGTGCTTGGTCCGACGCGCTATAAACTATTCCGCGATGGTGGACTTGACTCACAGGCGTTTGCAAGACTTAATCTTGACAGGACATACCAACCACTGACTCTTGCCGAAATGATGGAAAGGGAACCCCTCGTGTTCGAGAAAGCGGGTATTCCCTAGGCAAAGCCTTTGCCGGGCGCTTGAGCTGCACGATTACCGGCACTCGTTGCCGCGCGACGTCGTTGCCGGCATGGCGTGGGAAAGGCGGGTTTCGCCCGACCGGGTGACGGTGCATGCTGAAAAAACGTATAGCATCAAAGGCGACGCGCGCTGATACAATCAAAAAAGGTGCTTGCATCATGGGCGCGTCCGTGTTTGCGTCGCGTGAATACCGCACGGCGTGCGAACTATCTATAAATTATGAAAAGGAACATCACAAAGCAGGAATTCGATACGCTGCCCGAAGCGTTGAAGGAACACTACAAAGCCGACGGCGACGCCTACGCGTTGAAACTTGAAGACGACGACACCGGCGCACTGAAACGGGCCAAGGATTACGAAAAGGCCGCGCGGCAGGCGGCGGAAGCGAAATTGCGCGAAACCGAGAAACAGCTTGCCGACATCGAAGCGAAACTCGCCGCCGATGCGGACAAGGGCGCACGGGCGAAAGGCGACATCGACGCTCTGGAAAAGTCGTGGCAAGCCAAGCTCGCAAAAGCCGACGCGGACAAAGTGGATGCGCTCGCAAAAATGCAGGGGCAATTGCAGCGGTTGCTGGTGGACAATGTCGCCCAAACGCTCGCGGCGGACATTGCCACGGCACCTGAATTGATTCTGCCGCACATCAAAGCACGGCTTGCGGTCGAGGAAGCCGACGGCAAGCACATCACGCGCGTACTTGACGCGGCGGGCAACCCGTCGGCGCTTACCGTCGATGAGCTGAAAGCCGAGTTTATCGGCAATGAAAAATTTTCCGCTGTCATCATCGGCAGCAAAGCCAAAGGGGGCGGTGCCTCCGGTGGTGGTGGGGGCGGTGCCTCCGATGTCCAAAAGTTTCGTAACGAAGACGGTTCCGTCAACTGGGCAGCGGTTGCGCGAGCGAACGCGAAAGACCCGACGGTGCTGGATCGAGTGAAAGAAACTTTGCCTTCGGCGCAACCGATGGTTGCAATGCCATAATCCCGCGCGGCACGCCCGCGCCCTACACCTAGAAAACAAAATGACTACCATTGATGACCTGCTCCATGCCCCGGTCGAGCTACTGCTTGCCGCGTTGCAAGAACGGCAGCCCCGTCTGAATACGCTCATGAATTCGCCGCTGGTCTTGCAAGACCCGCGCAATTTTGCGAATCAGGCGCTTTCCACGGGCGCAACGAAAATCGAAATCCCGCTGCTTACTCCGGTTCCCGGCGGCTATTCGACACAAGACCCCGGAACGCCTCCGCCCATTGCCGGGCTCGGTTCCAAGCATGGGGGCGCGATGCGTTTGCCCTTGCTCAGTCCGGGCTGGATCCGCTGGCGTTTATCGTTGACAGGATTTTGAACGTCCGCTTTGACGAAGCCGAAGACGTGCTCATTTCCTCTCTCACCGGGATTTTCGAAAGCTCGGATTTTGCGGCGCTTGACATTTCCCAGCCTAACGAAGACCCCGAGGGGACTCCGGGCGCGAATTTGCCGTTCAGCACGGATCTGTTTTTCGATACCGTCGGCATTCTCGGGATCAAAGAGGATGACCTGCGTGGCGGTGCAATCTTCATGCACCCGAAGGTCCGCACGTTCATCAAAAAAATGGATGAGATTGACTATGTGCAACCGTCGAGCGGTTCCGCGTTCATCGAATCTTTCAAAGGGCTGCGCATCTATGTGGATGACCGGCTTGTGCGCAACGGCAACACTTCCGGGGATGTGTACTCGGTCTTCGTCGCCGCGCCGCAAACGGTTATTTACAATCTTGCGACCCAAAGCACCGACGGCACCGAGTCGAGTTCACTCGCTTACAACAACGACGTGCCCGGCTTGCAAAAGGCCCTTTATGACCGCGTGGTCGGGCTGTGCCACGTCAACGGGGCGATTTGGGCACCGAGCGTCACAATCGCGCCGGGTGGACCGGAAAACCCGCAGCTTGCCGCGCCGGACGCGTGGGAAACCGCTTACACGAACGTCAAGGAAACGCGTATCGTTCGGATGCGCGTCAACGTCGCTTAAACCCCTTTCCGCGTCTCCCGGCCAGCGCCGGCTTTGTTCCTGCTTGGCTCGCACGCCGGGGGGCGCGGAAACCAACGCAACAACCAGACACATGAGAAACAACGAACATTTGACCCCGCCTGCGTCTTCACGGCGCCGGCGCAACGTTTCTGCGGCAATTGTAGTGCCCGTCCACAATGCGGCGGACATCGGCAAAGTCGTTGCCGCGTTGCACCTGGCCGCGCGGCGAACATCGGCGGGCGGTGTGGATATTGACATTCGACTGGTGGACGCGGCGGGCGATGAGCTAGGGCAAATGCCTGAGTCGACGCCTGAGTCGACGCCTGAGCCGGTCAAGCCTAAAGGGCGGGGCAAAGCCAAGGGCAACGACAAGGGCAAAGCCAAGGGCAGGCCCGCCGCTGGTGTCGCGCCGCCAGTAACCCCGCCGTGGGAGGAGTGACCCGTGCCGCTTATCATCGAAGACGGTTCGGGTGTCGAGGAAGCCAACAGCTACGTTGAGCTGGTGGAGTTGCGCGATTTCGCGGCAAATCGCGGCTATCTCTTGCCCACCGAGGACGATGACGCCGAAGCTCTGGCCGTCCGGGCGGCGGACTACTTGCTTGCAGTCGAATCCCGGTTCCAAGGGCATCGTGCAACGCCGGTGCAGAGCATGGCATGGCCGCGCGTCGGTGCACGGTTCCACGGCTCCGCCGTTGCGCCGGACTCAATCCCGCTGAACATCCGGCTTGCGCAATGCCAGCTTGCCGTCGATGCAATGAGCGTTGACTTGTTGCCGGCAACCGATGGCCGCGCGGTGATTAGGGAAAAGATCGGCGAGCTGGAAACCGAGTATTCCGACACGGGCGGCACCGCGCCCGCGCCGCAACTCGACGCGGCGAACAAATGGCTTGCGCCTTTTTTCGGGGCGCAAGGGGTGCACACAATCAGGATGTGAGTCATGGGCAAATACGACCGACAAACGGCGACGGCAAAGGACATGCTGACGCGTTACGGTGCGCCCGTTGAGCTTGTGCGGGCTGTGCTGGATTACGACCCGGTAACGGGTGCGCCGGTTGCGTCGCTTGTGCTGCGTTCCGAGTGCGTCGGTGTGACGCTTCCGACATCGAAGGCGAAGGCAAGCGGCTTCGACGTTCGCCTGCTTGACGTCGAGGTAACGGGGCAGATTCGCTATTGGATGCTTGGCGGGGCGGCATTCGACCCGCGCCCCGACGACATTCTGCGCGATCCTTCCGGCGTGCTTTGGAGTGTGGCGGGCGGCACACGGCTTGCCCCGGACGGCGGCAAGCCGATTTACCACACAACAGCCTGCGTTCTCGGTGCGGCCATTCCGGCAACGCCGAAGACCGTTCATCTTTCGCGCTGGCATTCCGACGCGGCGCTTGCGGCGCTTGTGGCAAACGAAAGGGGGACGCAATGAGAGTCGGTTCATTCCACGCACAGATGCGGCGGTATCGCGTGAACACCCTGGTCGATGTCGATAGGCTTCGGCGGGCGGTCGCCCTGAAACTGTTTTCCGCGGTCGTCATGGATACGCCCGTTGCCACCGGAAGGGCGCGGGCTAACTGGCGGGCGTCGATCAACCATACAATCGATGTCGCCGATGACTCGACCAACTTCCTTACCGAAATGTCCCGTACCGAAGCCATCGTCGGGAAAAGCACCGGTGCCGACGAGTTATGGTTGTCGAACTCCCTCCCCTACATTGCGAGACTGGAATACGACGGGTGGAGCAAGCAGGCACCGCAAGGGATGGTCCGCAAGAATGTCGCCCGATTCCAGCGTCTGATTAAAGCTCAACTCAGAAAGGCGGGGTTGCGATGAGCGTCAACACCGTGCGCGCGCAATTGATCGGGCGGCTTGGCTGCGTCGGGCTCGGTTGGCCGGTGCGCTGGGAAAACGTCGCTTTCGAAATCCCCGTCGATGGGCGATGGGTTGCCGTCGGTTTCTGGCCGGATGAACCGGAAACGGTAACGCTTGGCCGGGATGGGGCGGAGCAACTTACCGGTTGGCTCCAAGTGGACTTGAACGTGCCCGTCAACACGGGCGAAAGCGCGTTGCTCGACGCCTTCGCAAAATTTCGCGCTTGCTTTCCGCCCGGCTACGGCATAGCGTCGGGCGGTGTCGAAACCACGGTGCTTTCATGCGGGCGTTCTCCGGCGCGGCGTGTCGATCAAAATTTCAGAATTTCGGTAACGGTGCGCTTCCGGGCGCGATACAATAAAAACACCTAGCAACAAAAGAAAGAAACAAGACAATGGCAACTGGCGCAAGACATGAACTTTACATCGTACGAGAGACAGCTTACGGCGGCGCGCCGCAGGTTCCAGACTTGCAAGCGGTGCCCATCACGGGGACCACGCTTGCACTGACAAAGGACACTTTCCAATCGGCGCTTTTGCGCTCGGACCGACAAATTCAGGATTTCCGGCACGGCATGCGGCAAGTTGGCGGAAGCGTGGATGTTGAGATGAAGGGTTTCGATTATGACGATTTGCTTGCCGGGCTGTTTTCGAACGAATGGGCCGCGCTGGCTACCGAGACATTCGACGGCGACGGCGCTGTCCATGTGACCGGCGACATCGTGACCATTGCGGCGGGTGACTGGTCCGCCCTTGGTTTCGAGGTTGGGCATTCCGTCAATATGATCGGATGGCTAAACGAAGGCAACAACGTCACCGGGGCGAAAATCCTAGCGTTCCCGACTGCCGACACAATGCAACTTGACGGCGCGGCGTTCACCGATGAATCGTCACTGGTTGCGGAACCCATTCTGGTGGAAACCTTCGACGCGGTTTTGTCACTCGGCGACGTGCGGATTTCGCACACGGTAGTTCGGCAATTCACCGACCTTCAGGCGACGGATGACTTCGTTTTTCACGGGGTCGAGATGTCCACGTTTGATTTGACGGTTGCCGCAAATGCCATTGTGACCGCAAGCTTCGGTGCTATCGGCAAAAATCAATCGTTCCTTCCTGACTATGTGGACGACGGGACAGTGACACCGGCAAGCGGCAGTTCGGTCATGGATGCGTTCAGCGGTAAGCTTTCCGAGGGCGGCACCCCTATTGCCACAGTGACCGAAATCACGCTGAACATTGACAATGGTATGGAGGTTCGCCCGGTGATTGGGTCGGACTCCACGCTACGGCCGGGGCAAGCGCGGTTCAACTGCACGGGGCAAATCACCGCCTATTTCGAAGACGTTTCATTGCTGAAAAAATTCCTCGACGAAACCGACACTTCGCTATCTTTCGAAATACGCGGGCGCGATGGCCGGAGCTACACTTTCGCTTTGCCGCGCATTTCTTTTTCCGGCGGTCAGCCCGACGTGCCCGACGAAGGCGATGTGATGCTAACAATGCCCTTCCAAGCGCTGCTTGACAAGACGGCGGCGACAAACCTGACAATCACCCGCGCATGATTGCGCCAAACCCGAAACAACCCGAAACAATGAAACAACACTCAATCAATGCCGCTTTCACTCGACCCCTTGCTGAGCAGGGGGTCGAGGTTGACGTCATCGCGCCGGATGGCGAAACCGTGCTCGGTTCGATTACCGTTCGGGGGGCG